TGTAAGATCCTTAGTTGCTACAAGAGAGATTGGTTTCCTTCCAGGAGATCATGAGGATAAGTCTTCTCTTTACCAGATTCCATATAAGAATATGGTAAAGTATATGTTTGAACTGCCTACTGAGGCAGACTTTGAAATGCTCTACGGTAATCTGAAAACTCAAGGGACTATCAGTTTCTGGAGCACTTCATTTATCCGTGGTACTACACTTGACAATGCTATCATTATCGTTGACGAGTTTCAGAACTTGAATTTCCACGAACTTGATAGTATAATTACAAGGATTGGTGAGAACAGTAAGATTATGTTCTGTGGTGACGCAACACAATCTGATCTTGTTAAGACCGCAGAGAAGAATGGCATTGCTGACTTCATGAGAATTCTTAGAACAATGCCATCAATGGATATTATTGAATTTGGTGTTGAAGATATTGTTCGTTCTGGTCTCTGCAAAGAATACTTAGTTGCAAAAATGGATCTTAATCTATGAGTTTTATTCATCATAATTTTCTAGGTGACATTGATTTAACAAAAAAAGAAAAGAATGGCATCCGTCTCTATAACCTTCCTAATGGAGATTGGGTGCCTTCTATTACGTCTGTTACTTCTTTCTATAACCGTCAAATCTTTGCTAAGTGGCGTGCCCGTGTTGGCATTGAAGAAGCAAATAGAATTACTAAGAAAGCAACTTCCCGTGGCACAGACTTTCATGCTGCCACTGAACTGTACATGTTGAACAAAGACATTAACTGGGATGACTTTCGTCCTCTCACTAAGTTCATGTTTCATCATGCTAAACCATATCTTGACAAGATAAATAATGTACATGCCATTGAAAGAACTCTATATTCAGAGTATCTTGGATTAGCCGGAAGAGTAGACTGTATTGCTGAGTACGAAGGAGAACTTGCAGTCATAGATTTTAAAACATCTGAAAAGATCAAACCAGAGAAGTGGTTGGAAAACTACTTTGTTCAAGAGATGTTTTATGCTTCTGCTTACTATGAGATGACTGGCATTCCTGTCAAAAAACTGATCACTATTATGGTTACACCTGGTGGTGATGTTGAAGTATTTGACAAAAGAGATAAAGGGGAGTATATTAAATTGCTAGTTCGATACATCAAGGAATTTGTACATCACAATACTGGGGCAAAGGATGAAGAATGAACTAGAAAAAGTATTAGAAAGTAAATTCTTCTGTCCCTCACGATTTGCACAGGAGATTGAATCTCTTGTGTCAAAAAATGCAGATATGAGTTACATTGATGCTATCATTCACTTCTGTGAACAGAATAGTATCGAACTAGAATCAGTTCCTAAATTGATTTCTAAACCACTCAAAGAAAAGATTAAATACGAAGCAATGGAGTTGAACTTCTTAAAGAGAAGTTCCCGTGCCAAATTGCCCCTTTGATTCCATTTTCGGTCAAAAAATTTTCTGGCCAAAAATCCCTATATTAGATTTTTAATGATGCCGTTTGATGCTTATAGGAGTTACTTGTCTCTGAAGAATCACTTCACAAAAGACAAGTATGATTATCACAAATACTGTGGCAAAAGTCGTGCGACTGTCCAGGCATTTTACAAACGTAAAGATCGATTCTGGTTTGAGAAACTTGCTAGGAACAAGAACGACAAAGAAGTCATTGAGTTTTTTGTATCTAACTTTATCACCTGTACTGATCCAAGTAAACTTTGGATAGGAGAAATGATACGTGAAGGTGAGGGTAGATACACCTCATGGAAAAAGAGAACTCAATCAATGACTTATACATTTAAGGAAGAGATTGATAGTATATTTTCTGACAACAACTTTGAATCAATGTTCGCATTGGATGGGTCAAGACATCCACAAATTCTGAAAGAATACCTAAGAGGTAATATTTCACTTGAAACTCTGGTAATCTGTGATATGATACTAGGGTTCAGAACTAATTTCGACAAACACCTTGACGATCCTGTTTGGTTGTCCGTCAGTATGAAGATGAGGAAGTATTCCCCATTCCTAAATATTGATGTGTCACGATATAAAAAAATCCTTAAAAAAGTAGTGATAGGGGTATGAGTTTTTTCGATTCTGAAGTCGTCCGTGCAGAGATGACAGAAATTAGTGAGTTACAAGAAGACGTTTATAAAAACGTTTTTAAGTTTCCCTCAATGAACAAAGAACAAAAAATTCAACACGTTGAGATGTTAGAGAAACTTCTTGAAAAACAGAAAGTTCTCTATACTCGTCTGAGTTTATCCGACGACCCCGAAGCAAAACTTATGAAGGATAAAATCATTGAGTCTGCTACAATGATGGGTCTCCCACCGGGGACAGATATGAGTGTTATCTTCAATAACATGTCCAAAATGCTTGATGTGATGAAACAGCAGATTGACAAAACAGGTTCAGACCTGTAAACTATCAAGGCACAACACACAAGCCAAATCCAAACTAATCCGTAAAATCCTATGTCTTTCGCAAATCTCAAGAAGCAATCTTCGCTTGGTTCCCTGACTCAGAAACTAGTCAAGGAAGTAGAGAAGATGAACAATACTGGTGGCGGTGGAGATGACCGTCTCTGGAAACCTGAAATGGATAAAACTGGCAACGGTTATGCAGTCATCCGTTTCCTGCCCGCACCTGAAGGAGAAGATCTCCCCTGGGCAAAGATGTATTCTCATGCCTTCCAAGGTCCTGGTGGTTGGTACATTGAGAACTCACTGACCACTCTGGGTCAGAAAGATCCTGTGTCTGAGCACAACCGTGAACTGTGGAACAGTGGTATTGATTCCGATAAGGACACTGTTCGTAAGCAGAAACGCAAACTGTCTTACTATGCAAACATCTACGTTGTGAAGGATGCTGCCAATCCTCAGAACGAAGGTCAAGTCTTCCTGTACAAGTTCGGTAAGAAGATCTTTGATAAGATCATGGAAGCAATGCAACCTGAGTTTGAAGATGAAACACCCATCAATCCTTTTGACTTCTGGCAGGGTGCTAACTTCAAACTGAAACTGAAGAAGGTTGCAGGTTACTGGAACTATGACTCTTCAGAGTTTGACCGTCCTAGTCCTTTGCTGGACGATGATGATGCTCTGGAAGCACTGTGGAAGAAGGAGTATTCTCTTGCTGCTTTGACTGCAGAAGATCAGTTCAAGACCTATGAGCAACTGCAGAACCGACTGAAGATGGTTCTGGGTCAACGTTCTGCTCCTCAACGTTATGATGAGGAGACTTCAAACGAAGACAACGATCGTGGTTCTTACACTCCTGACTTCCAATCACGTCGTCCTGAACCTGCACCTACTGCAGACTTCAACGCACCTGACATCACTCCGAAGTCTACGACAAGTGAGGATGAAGATGATGCACTCTCTTACTTCCAGAAACTGGCAGAAGAGTGATCATTCATAAAGTCTGATATTATCAGCAGTCTTAAGGGATTCAGTCTTATATTGACTGGATCCTTTTTTGTATCTCATGATATCTTCAAGGTCATCGATAACGATGGAAAGATATCTTGGTTTAAGTAAAAATATATTTCTCTTATCCTCATTAAGTTTTTCTTCGTACTGATAATTTGTTACTGCTTTTACTGGTTTCTCAGTAATGTATGAATCATTGAAGAAATTATAGTAATCAAACGTGTAATCTTCTGATACTGTGAGACCTGCAGCAACAAGCACTACACCATCTTCATTTTTAATCTCCACAGTTTCATGATGATGAACCTCATTAAGTTTTTCGTAGGTTCCATATTTATTGAGAAGATATCTGTCAAAGTCATATTGTCTCATGGGCCATTCACTCTGAACATTGATAATGTTGTTGCTGATTAAAACAACCCAGTCTAGACTTGAGTCTTCATAAATTTTGAATGCAACATTATCTGGTCTATCGTCACCAATAATCTGATACTTTGTAAAGAAGGCAAGGTCTTGAAATATATCCTCTCTCAAGAATGCTCTCTTAAACAGATTCTTTACTTCAATGTAATCGGATATATTAGCATCGGGAAGTCTGCTAACGTATTCAAAATTAGGAACTTTGCTGAAGTAATTTGACATTTTAGAAACCTATTTGTGAGGGAATATCTCTTTGTAAAGCAGCTTGTTCTGCAGGATCTTCTCTGAACGATGCAAACTTCTGATCTTCATAATCATCATTAAATACTGGTTCAAGTTCTTGAAACTCAAGTGTCACTTGATATGATGACATTGCACCATCTTCATATGTTGAGTAACTTCCATCGGGTGTATAATTTACACTTACAGATTTCAAAGCACACTCTTTAAATTTGTTGAGAAAAGGATGATTGTCTCCTTGACCTCTAAAAATATATTGTAGTTGAAATGTATGAGGTGATTTAAGAAAAAGTCTACTTGCGCTTCTTATTGGCGCAGATCCTTGTTTAAAGAATCTAATTATTTTTGCAACTTTTTTTGCTTCATCTTTATTTCTTGGTGATAATCTAAATTGAAATTGAAATGGTCTAAGTGTTGGACTATTAAAAAGTAATTCGAGATTTGGATTGATGATAGCACCTGTGGTTCTAGTTAAAAATTGTCCACCAGTTCCCGTTGCTGCACCTGCAAATGATTTTGCAACAGCTTGTTTTAAATCTCCAGTATTTTTCCCAATACCTTTTCCAATGTCTCTTAATACGTCTCCAGCACCAGCAAAACCCCCTTCTATTCCTCCAAGTGCAATCGCACCTCCAACTGCTTGTCCTGCATTCATAGTGCTTTCACCCC